GTTACGTCAGCACCGGACTCAGCGGCAAATTTATTGGTGCCGCCCTCGGGGATTTGGTCGGCGTCCTCGGGGATGACGTCGATAGCGAACTCGTCAATCTCCCACGACTCACCGGAGCTCTGACTGATGTACAAGAAGGGCCGGAAATACCGCACGTCTTCGTGCAGCGCACCAGGATTGGCCGGGTCAGGGCATTCCACGTTCGTCCCATTGCCAATTGCGTGCCCCTTGAAATACCCCGTGAAGATTTCCCACGCGCCGTCGCCCGACTCAGCGACCGCTACCACGTAATGCTGGCCACACATCCTTGCCGTCGCCGCCCCGGTATAGTCCACCCAAGCCGTATCGGCTGAATTGCGACCGGCGACCCCTGCATAAAGCGAACAGATGCCCGCCGTTCGCTTCGCCCGAATCCGAACTCGATAGAGTTTTGACGGATCAAACGGAATGCTCTGCTTGTGCCAGATCGCCCCGACATTCTCACTACACTGCAAAACCTTCCCGCCAGCAACCCCGCTGGCCGACGCCACCGCGTACGTCATCGAATGGCTGGAATACAGTTCCCAGTGAGACGTCACTTGACCGAACGCATCCTCAAAAGTCTCGTCGAAGAGATTCGCGCCGGAGCCACTAATCGGCACATCGTCGGCGTCGATGTACGATCCATTCTTAGCAACAAGAACACCCTCTTTAAAGAACGCCACGCCGCCCTCATTGATGCAGAACAAATAACGAGCTTCACCGGACAAATCAGAAAGCTCATTTGTTGTTTGAAGATATCTTGGATCGCCTATGTTAGGATCAAAATAAATGTACTTATCTGTCGTCTCCCCAAACTGTGAATCCGCTATGGGAACCCAAGTGCCTTGGTATTTGATCCCCCCGCCCAAATCGACTGTCCATGTCACGGTATCAACATCATCACCAGTAAAATTCAAACCATACCACTTGATGGACTCCTCTATATGACTCACCCCCGGCTTTTGTCCAGCTACAGCTTGCTGAGTTGTAGGAAGTAGGGAGGGTGATGTCCCCCCTTTCGTTGTAGAATAAACTTGGGGCTCTATCCGAGGAGCGTTTTCATCATCAGTATAGTAATCCGTTGTATACTGCATTCCTTGAAGGATGACTTTACCAGAACGCTGACGCCGGAAACCAGTTACCCTATAAGTATCAACAACATCAGTGGCAGTTCCAAACGTCCACAAATCCATTTCATTCGGTGTGTAATCCCACGCGCCGACAATCGTTACTATATCATTCTTATCACCCGTTACTGAAGCAACAGTATAATAACTAAGCCTTTCAGCAGAACCATCATGTGTACGAATCAACAACGTATAGGTTTCACCACTCTCAACATCCAATTCCTTATCCGTTTTGATACCATTGGCATATACTGTATCAATTCGACCGCCTTCACCAGTAGCAATCGCCGGGTGCTGGACATATATAACATCCCCTAACGATGTGTAAATCGAATCAATGGCAGCAGGCAACTCCACCATCTTTTTCATGTACTGATTTATACGAAGTTGCCTTGTAGCTCTACGCCAAACTTGCGAACGTTTTGTAGCTCCCCAACAATCTAAATTCGCTGGAATATCCGCTGCTGCCCCTCTTAATGGAATGGGGTAACTCTCTCTGGCATAGTCCCCAGTCTCATCATAAAATTCAGCATCATAGATTGTAGCTACTTCATTCGTTGGCAGATAGGTAACGCGGAAACCAGGACGCAAATTTGAAACATTGAACATCTGGGATGGAGTAGCAGGTTTGTCTACTACCACACCAAGAATATTTCCCGTCAACGTCGGCATAGCACATCCAGCTCTACATACCCGTTGGACGGCGTCCCACGTTACCATTTCAGAATCGATCACACCGTTAAACACATATCGATTCTCAGTATCACCACTCTCATCTGTTATTGGAACCTGCTCATCACACCATGTCGCAAAAGTGATAAATTCAGACATCGTAATGTCACTGGGGTCCATCCGACGATAATACTCTACCGCATAAGCATCACCACTCTCACCTGTACCAGAAATAACAGGACGTGTGGCTACATCTACTGCAATCCATGCTGGATTATCTGACCATTCGATACTTGTAACATTCCCACCAGAATCATAAATACAAACGAGCTTCCCTTCTATCTGTGCATAGTAATCAATACTACCCGATAACTCCTGCCCCGCCCCAGCCCCAATCGCTGTGTAAGCAAGTCCTGGATGTTTTTGAGCTGTATCGAATACACATTGAATGGAATCGAAGTAAAAATTATCACCCCTATCTGAATGTTGGCTGCTATTACGCGAAACCCGCGCTTCATATTCTATTCCTGGGGTGATAGTAAAAGCACTGCCTCCCTCGTATGTCTCATGACAAAAATATCTAAGACGAACCGGATCACGGCTCTTACCTATAATTTGTGAATCAAACAACGTATGCCAAGAACCTCCAGCAATACGCATTTCAATTTTCGTGTCGATCCGGGTAGTATTTGCATCTCCCTCTGCATCGAAATTTGTCAAACCATTTGGGAAACGTAAAACGATAGCAACCTTATCGCAATCAACTGCTGTAAAAGTCTTAGTGATTTCATGATCATCCTGATTTTGGTCTTTACACATTTGATTTACTGGAATCTCGAAAGCATCTGTTACCGTAGAAGCCGCCTGAGATTCTGTTCCTGTGAAATGCTCCAACACCCAATCATCTGCATCATTATAAGATTCAATGGACCTGTTATTAAGTTCTTCCGTGCCATCCACGATACCTTCAATTGGACCGTCTGAATACGCAATCTTTAGATGGATAAGGTCTTCCGCAGAAGTGACTGATGCATCCTTTGTGAGAAAGTCTGTCCCTTCCGTTAATTTGCTTGAGGCGTAGCTACATATCAAAACACCTCGAACGCCATACGTCCCATACACCAAAGGAACAGGTGTACCTACTCGTTGCGTTGTCTTGGGATTCCAGGTATATGATTGTGATTCTGTTTCTTTACCCTCATCCGCACCCACCAACGCATTCAGGGCTAATGCCCCACCCATCATAATTGCAGCAGTGCCTAATGAATAGGCCATCATAGTACCAGCACTATATGCAGCTTCCCCAGCCATCATTGCACTCGCAGCGCCAGTCAAACCAGGAGCGACAGCCCCCATTATAGCCGGAGCAGCTACAGCAAGGGCTAACATACCCATCAGTTGTACAGGCTTGGCCCCTCTCGCCAGCTCGGGGCGGATAACTATCTGTTGGGCGTACGTAGGGTAGGTCCCCGCCCAATCGGCCCTTAGAATGGGTTCAGCATCCAAAAAAACGTGGAGTGGTATATCCTGTCCACGAGTTATATCCTGTTCAATTATTTCCGCAAGCGAACGTCCTGCCCGGACAAACTGTGTAGCTCGTTTAGAAGTCGTCATGGGTGTGAGCATAATGACTACTTCAATCCAATCTTTCGCCCACCAATAACCATCAACTTTATCCCGCCAAGGCCGACGACTCAAAGGTTCCGCGAGAACCTTTCCATGAGCCCTGCCTGGACAATGGATAAATAGATTATCATTCGGGAGGACCAAACCGATATGAGTATCCAAAAGAGTCTTAGATGAAAACGTAACAAGGGAAAATGGACGTGGGAACAAACACTGTTCGTAATTCTGCTGCTGTTGATCATAAACAGGACGCGCATCCTTGGGATCAACCAAACCGATATCAGGTAGATCCATACCCAACCGTTCCGCAAAGACTTTTACCAATCCATAACAATCATAGCTATCGGGTCCTGTAGCCTTTGCTTCATACGGCTTGCCAAGAAACTCAGCCATTATCTCATTCAACTCTTGTTGAGTGAATCGTACCATTATGCATACCTCACAGCTTCACGTCTCATGGACAAAGGACCACCATAACTACCTGGGAAACGGCCACGCTCAGAGCAAGAATCTGGGTTGCGATCACAATAAGTCAAAACGCCTGTATATCCACATCGTCCACCTTTAAACTTGTGACGACAAGTATACGGATTGAATCGATCCTCAGGAGTACGGAATCGAAGTTCCGGAGATATAGATAAGGTAAAGTTTACAATCGTCCATGTGACCTCCACTCCAGAAATTGTAAACGTCAATAGGTCTTCAGAATAATCCTCAGCCAAGTAATCCGTATTGACCTGAAGAAAACTGACAGTACCGCCGATCACGCCGTCTTGAATATATGATTGTAATGCATAACCTATATTTGAAATCGAAGCCGTGATTTCCGGAATCTCACCTTCTGTATTAAAAGAAAATTGATCAATACTGAAATTCAAGGCTGTATACGTATCCCCATCATAAGAAACATCCTCCGTATTGCCAGCGTAACGAAGGATAGTTGAATCAGGAGTGGTAAGAACAATCAACCAAGGCCAAGCTCCAGGTTGATTCAAATCATTCTTAATCTTAGTGATATTAGATGGCATGCTTACAGACATTAGTCCCCCTACGTGTAACTACCAAGAGCCTCAATAAATGTGACGGAGATTCGCCATAAAGAGGCATCCTCGTTTTCCGGTTTGTATTCAGGCGGTCCGTTGAAATAAACGAAGTAGTCAACATCATCCGACCGATCTGTCCATTTGATAGGCTCTGCCCCCCAATTAGCGCTTCCCTCATAAAATGTATTCAGAGCCGCTACATTCGCTGCTGTCATAAAGCTCCACACAACAGTCCAGGATCTAGGAACGTCCGTGTGACGAGCCTGTGACAGGTAAGGCCCATTATCAAATTCAGTTACAATCCTATTGTCAAAAGCATAGGACTTATTAAATCCACTTGCTACTGGATACCGTGCGAATGATGGAAATACAGGCTGTGCCATAATTTTATCCTCGACTTCTACTGGCTCTACTGACAGGACCTCTATTTCGTTTATCTCTAATGGTGATATTAGCTATCATACGATCTGGATCGAAATCGATATCCTCCGCTTCTATCGGCATGTTGGTAATGTTTTCAATATGCAGGGAAAAACCACTAGCCTTAGAAGTATCTTGCATCTTTCTCAATTCGGAAAACGGTGTGATAAGTTCCGGTTCGTTTTCAGCTAGACTAGCAATTTGTGGCTTCCAGGCAATACCGCCTTCAGCATAGTGGGGTAGCGAAGGTCCTTGCCCACTTGAAACAGCACCCGAAGGTTGGGCAAACGCTCCGGCAAAAGATGAAGCTAATCCACTTGCGACTGGCTGGATGAATGCTATCCTAATGGCTTCAAAATAAATATCTTCCAAAATCCGCAGAGCATGTGCTCCCCAATTATCCATATCACGGGACATACCTTGCAAACCATTTGATACCGATCGCTCCATTGATTGAGCGAACTCGAATGCCTTCTCACCCGCCGTTTTGAACGTCCGTGTAGACTCCATCGCGAATGCTTTTAATCCATCTGCCCATCCACCCTGTTTTAACTCTGCAATCTCAATCAAAACCCTTTGCTCTTTTTCGTATACATCAATCAGATTCAATACCGCATCCTTTTCCATATCAAATTGTTTAGCTATGACAGATGCATTCTTCTGCCACAATTCCACTTCCTTTTCCAATTTCTTCTGTTGGAAGTTGAAATATTCAGCCGACTTATCATTCAATCCATCATACATACGATCCCACGCAGCCCATATAGACTCCTCTGACATGGCATCTATCGGGACAGCTGATTTGAAAGCATCGTCTAACTCTTTGTATATTTTCTGCCTCCACTCTCCAAGACCTTCTCCCGTTGTAATAGTTTTTGATATGTCTATTTGATCTGCTAATTCTGGAAATTCTTTCATAAGAAGATTTTTTATAGAATCAAAATCTTTCTTCATTTGGTCTCTAACCAGATCAATCATTCTAACTTCTTTTTGTACTACATTGTTTATCGTAGTATCCAATTGAGGCAAAGCTAAATACGAATCCCAATCAAACTGCCCCTCTGGAGGAAGCAACCCTTCAAATTTATCTTTCGGCCACTCGTAAGGTTGTTGTTGTTGTGGAAGAGTACCAGCTGGCATTAGTCCTTTCACAATAGAACCAATTATAGTTTCTACTTGCCTCTTTCCTTTATCAGAAGCCATATAAGAATCTGCATAAGGTTTATTGACAAGGTCTTTTAATGCTGAAATTTCTTTGTGAAAGCTTGTTCCTTCTGGATATGTTATTCCACCACCAAAAGAACCTCCCAATCCTGCCATTCCTTGAAATGCCTTCCCCGCCTTTCCTTCGCTATAAAGAACAGCATTCATACTTTTATTAACATCTTCTATAGTTGATTTCAACTCATTCCACTTATCCTGAACACCCCCAATATTTTCAATCCAGGCTGTACGGAACGTATAGCCAGCAGCTACTACAGCAATCAATGGCACTAATACTTTTAACATAGAAGCTGCTACACCCAACGCTGCTACATTCATCGCTGCAAAAACACCCACCACTAATGCCCCAACCTTTACGATTAACGCCATAGCCAATGCGATAGGGCCTAGAGATGCTGCGAGTACGGCAACAATACCCACAGTTCGTTGAGTCTCTTTATTCAGATTCAACCAGAATTTCGCAAATGTTTTTACACCCTCCCCCACTTTTAAAACCATAGGTTCTAAAGTGCTTCCGAAAGAAGCGGCAACAGCCTTAACATGAATCCAAATAATCCGCAACTGGCTGCCGAGTGATTTTAACTGCTTGTTGGCGACCTCTTCCGTAATCCCAGCCATTTGATGCAGGTCTTTATTGTATTGCTCTATCGCATTCCCCAATCCAAGTAATGGCATTACGGCTTGCTGACTTCGAGCTTGAAAACCGAGCAATTCAAGTGCCGCAGCTTTTTCCGTCACACCCATCGTACCTAAAACACCTGTCAAATCCCGAACGATATCAGCCATCGGTCGTAGGTTATCTTGAGCATCCACAATAGATATGTTATATCTATCCCACGCCTCCCTGTTGTCATTGAAACCTTTGATCATCAATCTCAACATTCGTCCAAACAATTCACCACCTTCAGCGCCCTTTTTTCCTTGATCTGCATACGCTGCTAACGTTGCTACACCATCCTCCAATTCTATTCCGTATGCCTTCATCGCAGGACCAGCGCGCATCAGTGCTTCTGAGAATTGTTGGGTGCTGGCGTTAGCAAGAGTATTCGCACCCGTTAAAATGTCAGTGATTTTCACCATGTTCGTCATATTCTGCTGAGAATCGTTTACGGTCAAACCCAAAGCAGATTGGGCATCCGTAACCAAATCTGTTGCCAACGCCATTTCAAAAGCGCCCGCAGTTGCAAACTTCTGTACAACAGGAAGCGCTGCTATAGATTGCTTCACATCCAAACCAGCACTAGCTAAGAAGAAATACGATTCAGCCAATTGCGTAGCTGACTGTACACCTTCCATAGATAACGTTCGGGCCAACGATCGCATGTCTGCATCCATATCATCAGTCACGTTACCCATGATAGCAGTAGATCGTACCATCGCATCATCGAACGAAGCAAATGTCTTAATAGAAGCCACACCTAAAGCCAAAAGTGGAACTGTAACTTTCATGGTCATATTACGACCGAAAGAATTCAGCCTGTTCTCAGCCCGAGTCATGCGAGTTTCTACATTTCGCATAACCCTAGTCCACTGGTCACTCTCGAGCTTCAGATGTACAAGCAAATTGCCTAAGTCCAAACTAAACATGCTAGGTCCTCTTTTTAGGTTTTCGTTTCACACTACTGGAAGCCAAAATAAATTGACGCCAATATGCTTTAACCCTACTAACGCTTTTCGCCTTTTCTTCAGGTGTAATACTCTTGGGTTTTTTCTTTCCACGAATCAAAAAAGATTCCAGCTTAATCTGGCTTGGATCGTTTGTATGCGTTTTAACGATATACATAGCAATCTGTGCTAAATACCTCTCTTGTACATGCTCCCTGCACGTTGTTGCTTCTATGCGTTCGTCCTCTTCCTTAAAAATGATTCGCCATTTGTAAAACTCTGTAGCTGTTGTTTCTTGTTGGCACCTTTGTTTGGACATATGTAATCGGGTAGCGAGTCGGTACCAACTACGCTCCCGAATCGTCAGTTTCCCTCAGTCTCATCTTTCTCATCAAGCTTGTTGAGTTTTTGTGCGCTTCCAAACAATTCCTTTTGAACCTTGTGAGGGAATTTGCCAATCTCATCTACTGTAACTTTCTCCCCGTTCGCTTTATGCAAACAGAAAGACAGCAAAGAACTGTACATGCCTTTATAACTCTTGATAGTCTTTACCTTCACCTTGCCTGTCTCATCTACCTCAACATCCAATCTTTCTCGATTGGATTCGAGATATCCTTCCAGGTCATCCCCGGACATTTCTCGCAAGCTGTAGGTTGCTTCCTGACCTGTCGTATCTGTGAGAATAACAGGCTGCTCTTCCAGTTTCAAACTGAGTTTGATTGGATCTCCCATCTGACAAACCTTTCCATTTTTCGCGTGTGCTATTATTTTAGTGAAGCCAACAACTTTACCGATAGAATGTTCCTTTGTTTGGAGTCCACACTTTCGGTCACTATTCCACTTTCTCTGCTGATATTCAAAATTGTGTAAACCCTTTCGTCAACAGTCGCATACCGATTGCTAAGAGCAATCAAAGTTTTAATTGTTGCAGACAACTTAGTCCAAGCAACCCTATAAGACGCGGCTCTAACGCACACCAAAACACAATAGCGTTGATGTTCCTCACCATTCATGTTCTTGCCTTGGTAATCGCCGCTGACATCATGAACGGCTGCAGCAGAATCCTCAACACTATTATGATCTGGCAAATTGCCTGTAAACAGAGGCCAAGTATCACTCACCGCAGGCTTTGTAAAAAGCTCCAGTGTAGTTGTCAAATACTCAGCCAAAACATCTGCTGCCGATCCTACTGTATCAATCAAGGGTAACATCAAGATCGCCAATAGCAAAGCTTGCGGTGTCACCATCCCCAATAGTCTTGGGTACTGTAACAGAACCATGGGCTAGTAGCTGACCAGCAGTTAGAGCATTAAAGAGCCCGAAGTGAGTTATTTCGCCCCAAGCCCCCGACGATTCTGCAAATTCAATAGCAGCGGCATTAGCTGTCGCACCCGCAGCAGCCGCATCCCAATCAGACGCTGCCGTTTCTACACGCGCGTACGAATTGCCACTTGGTTCAGCCAGCCCACCCCCACTTTCCTCAGGGTCAGCAGTAGATAGACCCACCCAAATCGTCGGCGGGGTGTAAACACCTTTACCAAACAAGTGATCCAAAATCGCAATTTCCCAGTAGTTTGAAAAACTTCCCATTTGATTATCCTTTCCATTTCTACAAAATGTCTACTGCAACAAGTAGATCATTATCCTAGTGCGGGTGCAATCTCATCACCACTGCCATCTATGTTGCTGACCTCAATAGAGACTGTAGCTGTCGGAGCGCTACCTTCAACGATTTCATTCGGCATGAACGAATTAATCCATCCAAAGAAAGTCCACGTCTGATCGTCTGGAAAAGTAAGCAAAATTGATTGGTTAGCATTAATCATATCCAAAATACCATCAATAAAGGCCGGATCGTAATGACATGTCATTTGTGATCCAGACAAACTCTTGAGGGTTTTTGGATATTTCGTCCGCCATGCTGTATTCCGCATATTCGTCACATCATTCGGGCCACCACCATCCACACCGGGGGGAGTTACAGCTTGCTCCTCAAAATAAAGAGCTACACCCGAAGCAGCATCAGCAAACGTCATCGTTGTTGGAAATCCTTCAGTCATAATCGCCATGATCCAAACTCCTTAAAGTTCTGAATACGCCAGTAACAGATTAGTTACAAAATGATCCCTACGTTTTTTATCCCGTGTCAAATGATGAATCGTTGTTGTGCGTTGAATGTTGTGTATTTTGAACACCCTACTTTCTACCGTTACATTTTCCCCTGCTACGGTTTTCAAATTATCCAATGTTAACGCTAATTTGGAACTGGTAGTGCTATAACCCACGCCCCTTATTCTGAATTGTATTCCGTGCCGCTCATTCTCTGTCCCCCCCATACCCTTCCCATCCACAATGCTTGTGGTATCATAGAGACATCCAAGATTGTTGGCGACGTCGCTTGCTTCGGGAAATCTGCGAGTGAAAACAGGCCAATCATCATCTTCAGAAGGATCGGAAAATAAATCTTGGGCTTTCAAATAGGCAGCAAGAATAGTTGATTGTGGAAGGGTGCCCGCAGATATGACTGGGGCAGATTCAACACCCAATGCACCGGTTACAGTCGATTGGGCCGCTATCGATCCTACCAATTCTATCAGTAACGTTGATAGGTTAGCAGATAGGGACGATGTAGCAGCCAAACTCCCCTTTAAACTCACTACTCTGCTAAGCGTGCCTGTAACAACTGATTGTGCTACTACTGTACCTTGTACTTCCCGTACAATCGAAATGGAACAGGTAACGGCTGATTGGGCTGCTATGGAACCTTGTAAAGTAACGAGTATTTCTTCAACTGTAAGCGTGCCCGTAACGACTGATTGCGCCGCCGTTGATCCTGCTAACTTCCTACCGACTGAAAGAGCGCCAACAACAACCGATTGACTTGTTATTGCTCCTTGTAGTTCGACAGAACCTTTAATAGTAAGAGCACCTGAAACAACTGATTGCGATGCTACTACGCCAACCAACTTCTTACCGACTGAAAGTGAACCTACAACAGCCGATTGCGATGCTACTACACCTTGCACATTTCGGGTGACTGCTAAACCACCCACAACAACCGATTGACTTGTTATTGCTCCTTGTACTTTCTTACTAACTGAAAGTGAACCTGTAACAACTGATTGGACTGATGATGATCCAACTAACTTCTTACCGACTGAAAGAGCGCCAACAACAACCGATTGTGCCGCGATAATACCCTGTAAATCAACAGCACCTTCAACCGAAAGTGAACCACTTACGACAGATTGGGCTGTTACTGCTCCTGCTAACTTCTTACCGACTGAAAGTGAACCACTAACAACTGATTGAACTGTCGTTAATCCTGCCAACTTTTTATCTGTTGAAAGCGAACCACTTACGACAGATTGAACTGTCGTTAATCCTGCCAACTTTTTATCTGTTGAAAGTGAACCACTGACGACCGATTGAACTGTCGTTAATCCTGCCAACTTTTTATCTGTTGAAAGCGAACCACTTACGACAGATTGAACTGTCGTTAATCCTGCCAACTTTTTATCTGTTGAAAGTGAACCACTGACGACCGATTGACTTGCTATTGCTCCTTGTATGTTTCGAGCAACGGTTAAACCGCCCGAAACGGTTGTAACCGCCGCGATAGCTCCACTGATACCCCGTACAACCGCCACACGGCCTGTTAGAGCCGTTGTACCCGTAATAAGGCCAGATATACCCATACCGACCGAGATCGCAGCTGAGACAGTGGATACGGCTGCTGTAGACCCCGCTAACGATGCCGCAAGAGACATAGAACCAGTCACAGCCGCTTGAGCTGCAATTACTCCCGCTAAAGCCTGGGATGTCCCACCACTGCCGACCAACGCCCCCCAGAACTCGATGGGCTCGCGGCGGAACATCTGGCGGGAATCGCGGTAGAAACTACGGATTACAGAAGGGCTAAGCTCGCAATTATAGAGCGAGACAGAATCCAAGTGCCCTTCGTATGCAGCACCGGGGGACGAGTCACCGGCAAGGCCAAGCGTCCACTTGTTCATCGATGTAATGAACGGGACTGAAGACGCATTGGACGCCTCTAAATTGCCGTCCACGTAAAGACGCCTATCAGTCGCCGTAGCAAACACGGCCACGACGTGATGCCAGTTCCCATCGTTGAATGCGTTGGTGGAAGCAGTGTACTTCTCACTTGCATTTCTGGCGGAAATCGTTATATGGCCGGAGACATTCCGAAACCATACAACGAACATCTTGTCAGTCCTAGTGCCATCCCCCA